GAACTCGGCTCAAGGGGTGGTGGAAAGTCCTATTGGTACTCTGGATTGGCAGCAAGGGAAATATTAATTGATGGTACAAAGTATTACAATCCTGAATTTAAACCTCAAATTTATGTAGCAGTTGGTTCTGAAAAATCAGATAAAAGTCAGGATTTGGCAGTTAAGATAAAAGAGGGAATAGATGCTTTGGCGGAAGATACAACATTAGGAGTTTATGGAAGTTTCGGAGATAATAATTACACGCCTAATCCGCTTTATAAAAACATGGTTGGAGATATAACTTCTAATAATAAAGAGAATTATTATAGACACGTTTATAAGGTTATGTACAAAGGCGAGTTAATTCCCAAAGGTACTAAGTCGGGATTATATCATTTTTCATATTCTATTCAAAAGAAGAATGGTGCTGAATCAGCAGTTGGAACTCGTTTAAATTTATCTATTATTGAGGAAGTTGGTGTAACTCCAAATGCTATTGAAATACATAATGCTAATATTCAATGTTTTAAAACAGATGAAGATAAGTTTGGCGTGGAAATATATACTGGAACATCTGGTAATATGGAAACAGTCCAGGCTGCAAAGAAATTATTTGAGAGTCCTAAAACTTATAATTGTTTAGAGTTTGATAACTTTTATGAAGGTAAAGGAAGTATAGGGTTTTTTCTTCCGTCATACATGATTGATGGGAATTTTATTGATGAAGATGGTAACACCGATGTTCCAGCAGCAAAGACTCATTACGAGAAATTACATAATGACGCTCCTGCGGAAAAGATAGATTCTATAAGAATGGATAAACCGATTGTTCCTGCGGATATGTGGATTCAGAAATCTAAATCTATATTCCCCAAAGAACAGATTAAAAAGCGTTACAACCAATTATTACTTATCAAGAATCAGGGTAATCAAGAAAAGTTTAGAAGATTCGTCAAGCTTCTTTGGCAGGAAAATAAAGTTATACATGAATACATAGACCCAAAGAAAGCTACTGTAATAGATAGTTTTTTTGAATCACAAGGTAAGAACTCTGATAAAAACAAAAATACTAAATCAACAGATTGTGATATAATTGTTTATGAAGAGCCTTCTAAGAATCAAAATGATAAATTATACTTCTTTACATTAGATACATACGTTGCTGATGAGCAAGATGAAGGAGAATCTCTTGGATGTTTTCAAGTATGGAAATCCGATTTTAACGTAAGTAAGGGTGAAACGGGAAATATACTTGTTTGTGAATATACCGCCAAACCTGATTCCCGAAATACCTTTTATGAGAACATTGAAAAGATAATTGCTTGGTATGGTAATCCGCGCAGAAAGCTAATGTTTGAAGCAAACCGTGGTTATGATAAAGTAGTTGAATTTTTTAAGAAACGTGGTAAAGAATATTTAATGTCATTTAGCCCGAATAAATACTCAAATACTTGGAAGTCAAAAATAACTCAAACTTACGGGTATTTAATTGGAGCAAAGGAAAATAAACTGGAAACTCTAAATCAGTTTTCTGAATGGCTGAAAGAATCAACGATATTGGAAGATGGAGAGAAATTGAATTTAGAACGGTTAAATTCGCTGGGTTTATTATCCGAACTTCTCAACTATGATTTGGAAGATGATATGGGTAAAAAAGCTAACTATGACCGCATAATGGCTTCTCTGGGATTTATAATCGGGCAGCGTGAAGCATTTAATATTTTTAAAGAAGAGTCGGTTAATCCAGATGAAAATATTTATAATGCGTTTGTAAAGCGTTTAACCAAAACTAAAAAATAACGAATGAGTTGGTTCTTAGGTATGCCTATGCTCAGGCTTCCAGAAATGGATAAATATAAAGATGATTGCAAGTGGTTTAAAGATGTAATGAACTACCACCTACCTTACGCAGGAATGGCAAATTACCTCACGGCTGCTCAGGAAAAGATGCTTGATAATTATAAGTATTTGAATAACAAGTTTGAATTTGCGGATTGGGAAGATGTGTGTAAAGAATTGGGAATTGATGAAAACCAATTTAGTTCTGGAAACCTTATTGTAAATGTTATTCCTGTGATTATCAATTATTTAAAGACTACTGAATTAAGGCGGAATGATACTTACACCCCGATTTTACTTACTCAACAAGCAATGATTGAGAAAGATGAGCAGATTAAACAAGCTATATCTAAGTATGTAAATGGTCAGATTCAAGGTGAATTAGCTAAGAATCAAAAGTATGTTGAACTGATGCAGACAATCCAGCAAAATGGGCAACAAATGGATGCTAAAATGGCGGAACAGATTCAACAAGAGTTGCAAGCAATTGAAGCAGAATATCAAGCTCAATATCCGACTCCTAAAATAGATGGATTTATGAGTGAGCTGGAAATAGTTGCATCAAAGATAATTCAATATGCGACCTACAATAACAAAGTAAAGTATAAGAAGGTTAAGAACGATTGTTTTGAAGATGTGCTTTTAAATGACGGTGAGATTGTAAGATTGGTAACTGATTTTGATGGTGTACATTTTGAACGGGTAAACCTGCCTTATTTTATGTTTCATAAAAGTCCTGAAACAGAGTATGTTCAAGATTCAATGTGGGCGGCATATACAAAAATGTTTACCAGCTTTCAGTTAATGAATGAGTTTCCCGAAATTACAGATGATAACTTTGCAAACCTTGGATTGTTTTCATACAACATTGAAACACCTAGTCAAACAATTAATACTAAACATCACGATAAATACCCTGAATGGGATGCCCAGGCTTTAATTACAAAAGGATTGCCTGGTTATGATGAATCACGAGCTTATGGAATTGGGGAACTTCCTTACTTGAATAGAGAGCGTTTAATTCCTGTAACTCATTTTGAATTTGTTGGAATGAAGAAAGTGGGATTCCTGCGAACTATTGATGAATTTGGAAAAGAGATTGTTGATTTTGTAGATGAGTTTTAATGTACCAAAAGGTGCGATTAAAGTTAATCAGGTTAATGAATGGAATTTTGAAACAGAAGTTTATAATTGGGATAATTTTACGCTCACTTGGTACTGGATTCCGCGCAGATATGAAGGTTATAGAATTGGAATCAATTTTTATACACGCATGAGAGAAGTACCAAATCAACCTATTAATATTGATAATCCGTTTCAGTATAAGTTAAGTTATCATGGTAAGTTTTACAGCCGATATAATTCGGAAGGAATTAGTTCGTTTGAGAGATTGAAGCCTTATAATGTTTTGTATATGGTGATATTCAATAAACTTATGAAAATGGTTGAACGTTGGCACGGATTTTTAATTCCAATTGACCCGTCAGCTATTCCGATGGAATTTGGTGATACTGCTGATGAACGTGTTGATAAGTATTTAGAGTTTCAGAAAAATGGATTTTTGATTCAAAATACCTTTGCGGAGGAAGGGAGATTAACTCGCCCTGCACCAAGTATAATTCCGCTAGAAATAGGTAACACTTTTACTGTATTGCAGAACCTGTTAAACTGGATTAAAACAGAAATGGGTTTAATAGTTGGTGTAAGTCCGCAAGCTTTAAGTCAAATGATTAGCGGAAATGTTACTGATAATCAACAAGCATTGCAGCAAACAAGTTACATGATTGACCCAGTTTTTCAACAACACAATTGGGTTTGGCAGGAAGTAATGACAGGTTATCTAAATACGTTCTTTGAGTGGGCTAAGGATAAAATGGAAGATAATCCAGATGGACACAGACTTTCATATATCTTTAATCAGAATATGCGCGAAATGTTACAAATGAAGCCCGAAAATTTGGAGTTTGCTTATATGGGAGTTGTAGTAAGTAATTCTAATCCAAAAGAGTATTACGATTTTATGATGGCTCAGAGTCAAGCAATGGTTCAAAATCAGTTAATTACGGAAGTTGAAATAAGTCGATTGGTTCTAGCTATGCAAAGTGGGGAAAGTCCTTACGAGATTCATAAAGCATTTATTGAAGCAAAAGATAGACGTGAAATGCGTGATAAGCAAATGCAAGAACAACAAATGCAAGTTGAACAAATGAGACAACAAGGTTTAAAACTTGAATACGACCATCAGAAAGAAATGAAAATGTTAGAAGGTCAGTTAGCTAAGGAGTTAGAGGAAGTTAAAGGTAAATTTATGTTGGAAAAACAAGCAATGCAGGTTTACCAATTTCAAGAAAATCAAGATATGGATAATAACGGAGTTCCTGATGCAATTGAAGCTGGAAAACTACAACATACAATCAATGCAAACAATCAAAAAATTGAGATGGAAAAGCAACGTTTGTTACTTGATAGCCGCAGTCAGAGTTTAGAAGAAATAAAAGTGGAACAGAATAAAGCAGAAAAAGAAAAGGATAGACAAAATAGTTTACAGATTGCTTCTCTAAAAGCGAAAAATAAAAACACTAAGTAAATAAAATGGCAGATATGCACGACAATCCAACAGACGATTACTACCGCCAATTCTTTAATCTTGATAAAACTGATTTGGAAACAGATGAAGAGGAAATTAATCCTAATCCTACGGAGGAAGATGAAGAGGATGTTGAAACTCCAAATATTGATGAAAAAGAAGTTCCAGAACTATGGATGAAAGCAGTTGAATATTTAGGTACAGATAAAGATTTTCTTTCTGATGTTGAATCTGATGAAGAATTGTTTGAAAAAATGGATTATGTTATTCGTAGTCAGAAAGTTTCAGAACTGTTTAAAGACCCAGAAATGATTGAATTAGCTAACTTGGTGGAGGAAGGTAAAATTACAAATGTTCGTGAATATGCAAACTTTGTTTATTCTGAACCTGAAATTATAACTGAATTTACTGATGAAGAAGATGCTAAGAAGTTTTTAGTAGATACTTATACTAAGCAAGGTTTAAAAGCTAACATGATAGAAAAGTTGATTACAGGTTTGGAAGTTGATGATAGTTTAATGACAGAAGCTAATGAAGCTCTTGAAAACCACAATAAAACTATTGAAACAAGTAAAGAAGCTCGTCAAGCAGAGTATTTTAAACAACAAGAGGTTAAACAAGCGGAAGCAGTTAAAGCACTTGAAAAACATATCTTTGAAGCAAACAATGCAATCAGTTTAACAGATTGGGATGCTAACTATAAAAAGGAAGTTGCTAAAACTTATTCGGAATTAATGGTTGATATTACAACAGGTCGTGCAACCGAAAATCCAGTTATTAGTAAAATCAATAAAGCTCTGATGAATCCTGTTGAAGGTTCTAAATTAGTTGCTTATTTAACAAAAATGATTAGTGAATCTGGTGAAGTTACAGTAGAACCCTTTTTAAAGCAAGAACGCAGTAAAGCTGCAATTACAGTTAATAAAACTTGGAAAAAGCAAGTAGAACAGAAAGCTCCTAAATCAGGCGGAGATGGTTCAAAAGTAAGAGAAAATGTTAATGATTTACTCAAAAACTATTTCTAACTAAAATAAAATAAATGAGTGTGAGTTTTGGATTGGGTGGACAGTTATACGCCCAAATCGGTTCTTTTAAAGAGCTTACAATAGGAAAGAATGTAACTGGTGATAAAGTAAATCGTTTCATTCTAGGAGAAGAAGATGTGTTCCAAATGGGTATTAAGGTAAATAAAGTTTTTACATCTAAAAGCCGTTTTTATCCGCGTACATTTACAAACATGACCCTTGGACTTGCTAAGGATTCTAATTACTATATGATTGATAGTAATACGTTTAGCTGGGATTTGATGGGTGATGTGGATTTATTCATTCGTTTGACAAAAGCAGTTGGAGATATTTCAGAAAACTCCGCGTTTATTTCAAACGGAATGATTGGTCAAGGACAGAAAGAGTTTTATATTGATGTAGATTCTAATTACCTTGCTACGGGAAGTGTGGTTATGCCAGATAATAACGAGTTTCTTTTGCTTATTACAGGTGATGGTATTCCAAACGGAAATTCTACACGTTATACAGCTATGATTCAAGGTTCTGATGAAGCTTCTGGTATTCCAGTTGATATTCTAGCAATGGATTCTAAATTACGCGATGTTTCTACTTCTATGCAAAGTTATGGTTTACCTTCTGCTCCTGGTATTGGTAAATTTGGTTCACGTATCAGATTAAGAAGTAGAGTTGGTCGTTATGGTCGTGAATTTACAGTTGATGAAGCAGCAATTAGAGCTGCCCTTAGAGCGCAAAAAGCAGGTGGAAATCCTCAGTTACCAAGTTCTAAAAATGCAGCTAAATGGCAATTTGATGCAACAGATGTTGTTAATGGTATGAATTTTACTTTTGGTGCGCTGGATAAGAACCTTAAAACGGGTGAAATTAAAAAAGTTCCTAGTTTAGGTTTTATGTCATTCCTAGAAATGAAAGTAGAAGATTTGATTGCTCAGGATAGGGAGATCATGTGTATCTTTGGTAAAGCCCAAACTTCGCAAATCGGAACTCAAAATGGAGTCAATCCTACGTCAAGTGAAGCTTCTACACGTATTGTAGCTCCTGGTATTCGTCAGTTAGTTAAAACGGGACATTACTTCGCACACAACGGACAGCTTACAACCGATTATTTACAAGAAAATATGGACTCTGTATTTATGACAAGAACTAATCAAGCAGACCGTAAAGTTACTTTTGTTACTGGAACACTTGGACAAACTTTCTTGCATCAAATGGTTAATATTGCAGCACAAGGTTACTTTGTTTCCGCAAAAGGAGACCAATTTATTTCACAAGCTAATCAAAAACATGAGTTAGATAATGCACTTAAATTTGGATTTCAGTTTACAACTTGGATTGGACTTAATGGTCTAGTAGTTAATTTTGCTTATGATTTGATGAAGGATGACCCTTACTTCTGTCCAGCTATGTATGTGCCTAATTCGGCATATACAGTTGATAGTGCAAGGATGGAAATTTTTGACTTTGGAGATACAAATGCAGCGTCAGGTACAGGGGCTACTCATGCTACTGGTGCTGAAACCAATGTTGCAATGATTTGCGAAACAGAGCAAGATAGACGTTCTTGGAGAGTAGGTGCTTATCACCCATATTCAGGTTGGAAAGATGTGTTTACAACAGATGATACAAGTTCAACTTACAAGCGTTATACATCAGGTAGTCCTGTAATATGGGACACTACAAGAGTTGGTGCATTTGTTTATGACCCAGTATATTAAATTTTAAATTGATTTTCCACTAACTTGTTTATGAAACTACATATAAACCGTAATCCTGGCACATCTGCTTATGGACTTACAACAAAAAAATTCGATACATTTGAATTAGGAAATGACATTGATAATGCAACTCGCGTTCCCAGCCTTAAAGTAAATGGTACAAGAGTTCCTGATGTAATGGCACTTCCAATTGACCATAAAAGCGGTGAAATTATTATTTGGTCTAAGACTCCCGTTGAAAATCCTTATTATAAAAAAGAATTGAAGGAAATGGAATTTGGAGCAAACTGGGCTGATGAGAAAATCATTAAGTATTTGCAAACAACTCAGTATATTTCAGAACAGATGTTGGCGGAAGTAAAATTTGATTTACCAAAAGATACGCTAACTCCAAAACCTTTTTGGATTTTAAATGGTAAGAAAGTTGATGGAACTGTTAAGGATGGTCATGTTGTCCGTAGAAATTACTTAGAAACGGTTCAAAAGAAATTCTTTGATACAACAACTCTTGATGATTCTGAATTAGTTGATTACCTTTTTATCCATGCTATTTTAAAGTGTGCTAAGGAAAGAAGCGGAAGTCATTTTGCTCTATCTTTGGAGGATATTAAAAATAAACCAGCTTCACGTTACTATATTTATGAAGAATCTAAGGAAGTTGGTCAAGAATTGAAACGTTCTAAACACAAATCTAAGGCTTGGGCAATTGTTAATAAAGTGGCGGAAGATTATACAATGGAACAAATGTACAGATTAGCTATGGGAATTTGCTTGAAGTATAAAGATGTAACACTTCCTTATAAAAATTCAAGTATGGAAGCTTTGCAAAGTTGGTTCTTTTCATTTGTTAAAGAAGGTAAAGGTGAAATGGAACGCTTAGGTTTGTTAATTTCAGTTTACGAGCGAATGAATGACCCTAAACAGAAAAAGAGCTATGACCATGAAATCTTTATTCACGAATGTATCAATAATAAAGTGCTTGTTAAGTCCAGAGTTTCGCCCGATTATTTATATGATATTGGTGAAAGCGTTTGGTCAGAATTAGGAGATATTACGGTTCTCTATAAGTTAGATGATAAAAAGATTATAGATACACTTGCAGCGCAGTTAAAAGCAAAGCAAAACTAAAATAGCTAATGTCCATTTCAATACTTGAATCACATCTAAGGTTTAACATGGAGGTTAATAAGTTAAATGCGGCTTATTATTCAGCTTTTACTCCTTATGAGATAGATTTGTTGTTGAATGATGCTCAATTGGCTTACTTAGCAGAGAAGACAAGTAATTTACAAGGATATGGGGTAGATTGGGATAACGTAGTTATGAATCAATTATCCCCCATTCTTGTAGTTCAAGAGCCTGTTACACCGATAAACAATATGGTTTCAACTGCAAATGCTCCTTATAAAATTATAAGTTTCATTGTAGATGCAACTAAAAATAATTGCTCTAAAACACTTTCAAATTGCAAAATTGTTAAAAATCAAGATAGTCTAGGAACTACGCAAATATCTAACTTTAACTGGGGTCGTTGTATAGGTTATTTGTCTGATAAAGACATTATATTAAAAACCGATTTCACAGTAAACACTTGTTATGTAACCTATTACAGATACCCAAGTCAAGTTAGTATAGGTGGTTATATGGATATAAACGGAACTGTAAAAACAGTTGTAGAATGGGATTTTGATGATGAAGTGATTTTAGAGATTATAAAAAAAGCAGCTATGTTGGCTATTGAGTCAATCAATCCTACGCTAGAATCTAAAACTTACGTTGAAGGACTTATGAATTAATCCTCAACAAACTAATATAACTAAAAATGGCACAAGCTCAATTAAAAGAACGAATTATAGTTCTTGAAGGTAATCAAGCCTTAGCTAACACAGCTCTTGCAGGAGCAAACATTTATACATTAGCAACCCGAAACTTTGCATTAGCAGATAAACAAGGAGCTATTGTATATGCAGACCACAACCGTATCGAATTAAAAAACAAAGCTGTAACAGCAGCAGAAGCAGTTTCTGTATCAACTTTACTTACAAAGAAAATTGAAATTGTTCAAGGAACACCTTGGAGTGGAATTACAGCAGATAATCAAAATGCGATTGGAATTAATGATAACCCCGACCAACCGCGTTTAATTCGTTCTGGAACAATTGATTTTAGTCGCCCAATCCGTTCATTAGGAAAAGGTAATTTGAGTAAATGGGAGCGTTATTCAGCGTTTTATTTGTCAGGTATTACAGCAGCTTCTAATCGTAGATATAAGTATAGAACACCTGTTAGAGGTGTACAACTTACTAAAACAATGAGTGCGGAAAGTTTAGACCAACTTCCAGTTCAATACACAACAGGTGATATTACAGGTGTAACTTCTGCGGTGGATTTGATTTACAAGAATCTTGCTAAACAATCTTTGAATTATTCATTGATTTACCGTAACAACATGAGTAACACATCTGGAAGTAAGCCATTTTTGGTTTTGGGTATTTGTGACGCAGCTCAAACCGACCCAACTTTTAATGGTGTAACTTATGTTCTTCCAACAGTTTCTCAAATAATGGCAGCTACATATACCTCTATTGTTGTTGCAGTTGATGTTCACCCGATTTCTGGTAATGCAATTCCAATTAATTATACAGTTACTCCTGGTTTCCGTACCATGTTAATTGAAGCAGTTGCTAATGGAACTCTTACAGCCGCAGGTGCAGATAAAATTGGAATTATCAATCTTTCACAAGCTGGTACTTCTACGTCAGTAAATGCGTTTAAAGGTTTATTGTTTACATCTATGGAAACTGCAAAAGCAAAAGTTCAAGATGAATCAATGGAAGATAGAATTTCAACTATTACTGTAAATTGTGATAAAACTGCTGATTTGAATAACTCTGCCGCTACAATGGTAGTTGCTTCAACAAAGCGTATTTCACAAGGAAAAGGCGAAGCTCTGTTAATCCGTTATAATCAGGATGCAGATTTTGATTTAGGTACACGTCAAGTTTGGGGTTCTAGTTTTGATTTTATTCAACATTACAAACCTGTCAATCCGCTAAAATGGTACACAGTTTATGAGTTTGAATCAGAAGAATATCTTGGTGATTATGCAACAGCTAACCGTTATTCTAATTCAGAAGTTATTACAGTTCGTACAGTTATTTTGGTAGAAAGTTCAACTGCTCCAAGTTTAACTACTGATGCTGCTGGTGTAACTGGTGCTACAACAAAAGCTGGTTTGACAACATTCTTAGCAGGTTTGTTAGATTCCGCAGCTACAAAATTGAACTACTATACTTTTACTTTTAACTAAAATGGGGTAAATATTTATTAAAGGGAGGTAGAGGGATTTCCTTTTACTTCCCTTTTTTTACAAACTAAGAAATAAAATGTTTAAATATTTAGCAAAAAGTTTGTTTCCAAACATAGATGCTGGAAATATAGCTTCTTTTGGAATGACAGATTTGGTTAATTTACCAGCTTTAATTACTCAATGGATAGCTGAAAATGTGATTAAGATAGATACTTCAAGTTATCCATTTTGGAAAGTGGGAGGTAATGTTATTGGAAACACAGGAGCTACGTTAGGTACTAACGATAATACTGATTTACTTGTAAAAACTGATTCGGAAAAAAGATGGGTTTTTGATAAAAAAGGTAAATTTTTCAACTATAACCCTGATTATGTTGGTAATAATAGATTTTCATATATAGCAGATGTTTTAGGAAGTTTTGACGATTCTATTTTTTTTCAATATAGAACAAAAGGAATGAGTATTGGATTGGCTGATAATGGAGTGGGAAATATTGGAGGTCTTAATATTTACAATGGTGAAGACATTATTGCTTTAATTGATTTAGACGGTGCTTATAATCAACTATCTGATAAATCTGTCAAACGTGAAATTACAACTATGACAAAATCTACTAAATTTGATAAGTTAAATCCCGTTAAGTTTAAATTTAATAATAGTGATGCGCAGAAACGCGGATTTATAGCTCAGGAAGTTCAAGACGTTTATCCTGAATTAGTAGCTAAATCGGGCGAAACTTTAACTGTTAATTATACTGGATTAATTCCTGTTTTAGTAGCGGAACTTCAACATACAAATTCAGAACTGGCTACATTGAAAGCAGAGGTTAAAAAACTAAAAGGAAAAGATGGCAGTTCAACCAAACCCTTACTCAAATAATATATCTTACGATTGTAAAACAGAAAGAGTAACTATTTGTGGAGTTGATGTTGCGAGTTCCTTAGATATTGGTTTTTCTAATAGATGTTGTTCTGATGCAACTGTAACTAGATGGTATCAAGAAGGTTATCAACTTGGTATAAGTATCTCTGATATTTCGATTGATAGTATAGAATGTGACCCTATTGAACCTTGTCCATGTAATTGGCGTTCTTATTGGAAAGTTAATATTGATATGGTAAATGTTGCATCTATGACAGGTACTAAAAAAATAACTGCCATATTTGATGGTTGGGGTTATTACACAACTGTTACTACACCAATAGTTAGTTCTGATTTTAATACTATTCAAGAGCAGTATTATAGTTTATCTAATTTTAAAGTAGAGTATAACGTAGTATTCAATTTGATAGGTGGAGGGACAGTAACTATGTATTGGAAATATGAAACTGAGGAAAACCTATGTGCAGGAGATTCCCCGTTACCACAGGTTCTTAACATAACTACGGATTTAGCTAATAGTTATACTTATAGTTCTGATGATTGTTTAGTTTTACCTTACGCTTTGCAGGATGGGTTTTATACATTTACAATAAATGGGCGAGATTATTGTTTAGTTGTAGATTGTGCAAGTTTAGAATGTCGAGTGTTTACTTGGATTGACAGCCATGTATTAAAATGTGAAGCTTGTAATGATAAAGAAACACTAGATAAAGCTCTTGAATTATATATGTGGTTTGATATGCTTAAATCCGATTGTTCAGACTGCTGTACTAAATGTGCAGTTTATGATAAGATAATTGATATAGTCGATGGATGTTTGACTTGTTAAAAACTAATTAATATATGAAATGTTCAGAAATTCAACAACTTCTTTACGATAAAAAATATCACTACCATATAATCTGGTTAATGTTGAAAGACATAACTAAATGTGATTAATGCAGGAATTAATAAAAATAATCTTGGGTAAGTTAAAAAGGGAGGGACTTGCAACTATTTTATTTTTAGCTTTGACGGGATTTGTAATGTTTGATTATCAACGAAGGGTTGAATCATTTGAAACAATAAATACTAGAATGAACAGTAAGTTACATAATCAAGATTCTACACTTATTCAAGTTAATCAACGTATGATAAATTTAACAAACGAGTTTAAGCGATTGCAAGATAACCAGCTTCAAGTAATTCAGTTTTTGAATGGATTGAATAACTTACCTAAGCAGAAAGCCAGAGAACGTGATATATTGTTGCAAAAACTATTGTTTACTCAACCTATAAGTTATATTGGGAGGGTAGATACGCTTATTTTTGCAAACGCACAGAGTCTAAATACTGGATTCTTATAACGATATTGGAGGGTAGGTAAATTACTTACTCTCCTTTTTAACTAATAAACAAATGATTATAAGTGATTTAATCAGCTTATATAGGACTTCAATCCGCGAAAGGAACTTTTCTAGCTCACTTACAGATTATGAGATTTATTTGATTGCAAATGTGTGTGCTAACCAGATTAAGCAGCAACTATTAGATAAAAACCATAAACTCGGATTTAAGAGCTACAAAAATATAAGTCTGGATTTAGAGAAAACTATATTTAAAGATTCATGTGCGCCCGAATTTATGGGTTGTAAAGTTCTTAAAACTATCGAACCTATTCCAAATGTTTTGATAAACAGTTTTGGTTATGAAATGGAGGTTTGGCTGGATAACGGGAAATTGATTCCAAATCTTTCATTTACAAAAGGTAAACGTATATCTAATCACCCGAATCTGGGATGTTACTATGATATAATTAATAACTATATCTACATATTTAAAAATGCAACTAAATATTGTGTGAATATCCGCGCTGCTTGGGAAGATATAACTAAACTTTCAGAGGTAACAGGAACTAATAACAGACCTTGTTATGACCCACTTACAGACGAGTTTCCTATTGAAGAGCAGTATTTACCCGTTGTATTTGCTCAAATGGATAACCGCCTGAATATATTCACTAAGAAACCAGAAGATGAAACTTCTAACTTCCAAACCTCGTAGGCAAGCTCATCAAACAAGTAAACAGGATTATACACTTGTGGATATGTTTAAATTTTATCCGTACAAAGATGTTGATTTTACTAAACAGCAAGGTAGAAACTACATATCTAAAAAAGACATTGTTGCTGGACATGAATACTCGCTTACTTTATCAGAATGGAAAAATATTGTTACTGCTTGTTTTAGAGTTGTCCTGCGCAAAGTAATTTCTGGGGAAGCATTTGATTTACCTTACGGATTTGGTAAGCTCTATATGTGCAGAAAGATACCTAAGAAACTTATGTTTTGGGAAGATTATAGTTGGTCTGATGGCTGGAAAGTTTTTATGAAATGGCGGAGAACTAGAATTACGCCCGATGGTTTTGCACTTAGATTTGTTGCTGGTAAACAGTCTATACAAGCATTTAGAAAAGCAATTCTCGCGGACTTTACTTTAATTAACCGTTATCCACTAAAATAAGTATGCTTAAACCACTTAGTTATATATACAGCTATATTAACATACCTCAGAAAGATTGGAATGATGCGGACATAAATATTTGGTTGTATAATGGAATGAAAAGTGTGGGAATTTCTGTACTTCAACAAGATACAATGTTGCTGGAAATTAAAAACCACCGAGCTATTGTATGTAACGATTATGAACAAATTAGAAGTGTTGTGGTGCGCGAAAATACAGACCTTTCAACTCCAAATGTTTTAGAAACTCCAACTACCGCAAATGGAGCAACTGTACAGCAAACCTTAAATGACCAAATTTATGCTATATATCCTCTCTTACCCACTTTCTTTCCTTCTTCTGGTACACCTAAGCAAGAGCCTACATGGTTCTTTGCAAAGCCTAAAAACGTGCTTTTTTCAAAAGTGTGTAAAGATTGTCCGACTTACTGTGATGATTGTGCATATTATTATACAACGGATTTTGACGGAAACTTGGAATTTCCACAGATTGAAACGGGTTTAGCTTGTGTATCAACAATGCGTTACCCAATTTCAGAAGATGAGTTTTTAATAGATGTTAGTAATCAAAATCTAATAGATTCATTAGCTGCCTACGTAAGTATGAATTATTGGGAAGTGCGAATGAATATGGAATTTACATCTCAATCGAAAGAACTATTCACAATGTATAAAGCAAAATGGACTGGTTTTAAATATGCAGCACGTAATTCCGATTGGTTTAAAACGGCTGAAATTAAACCGCTTAAACGCATATTAAATCCAGCAATGACTCAACTAATTATGAATCAATGAAAGGAATGTATAACCAGTCCACCATAATTCCCGAAGATTCATATATTTATGCGTTAAATATGATTGATAGGAATGATACGGGAAGTGTTGGTGAACTACAAGATGAGCCTGGAAATCAGTATTGTATAGAATTGCCAGAAAACTTTCAAATTATTGGTGCAGTAGAAACTCCTAAGAAAAAGACATTTCTCTTCTTGCAGGATAAGAATATTGGTGTATTCAAGATTTGGGAAACATTTGATTGCCAACACACGGAGATTTTAAGTACAGACTGCTTTACTTACAACAACAGAATTAAAGGAGAATACCGACTTTTAAATGAAGACAGAGAAATGCTTTATTTTTATGACGGAGAATCTCCTGATAGATACTTTAATTTAAGTGAACCTCAGTCCGATTGTAACGATTTTCTTCTGAAACCTAATTATCTCGCAGGAAAAATAACTTATAACAGAACAGTAGAAAGTGGCGGAAATTTACCTGTTGCTTCATATTCTATTAAAGCTCGTTATGTTGATAAACTAGGTAATTATACAGATTGGTTTAATGAAACTACCCCAGTTCCTGTATTTAAAATAAGTTCAGAAGGTTCAGTATTAAATACACCAACTTCAAAAGCTTTGGTTTATGACTTAGTTCTTGATGAGAGTTATCCGTTTGTAGAAATTGCAGTTTGTAAATATACAGATGAATCAACTGTTGTAGCTTATAACTACGGTAAGTTTAGAATTACACCGAACTTTTCAGTTTCAATAACTTCTATTGACGGACTACCTTTTGAGGATTATGAAGCTACTAACGTTAATACAGCTAAATATGAATCAAGTAAAGCTATGGTTCAACAGGATAACAGGTTGATTAGAGCTAATTTAACAGAAACTCCGCGAGATTGGGGTAAATTTCAACAGGTTGCAAACAACATTCAAACAACTTGGTATATTGGAGATAACAGAGAAAGTGGAGCTAAATCCTTCCTGCGTGATGAAGTATATGCACTTGGAATTGTTTATGTATTTGCAGATGGATTAGAAAGTCCACCATTTCACATTCCTGGGAGAATGAAAGATTTAGATGCAGTAGGTAATCCACTTCCTACAACAGAGGTTAATGTTCATAACAGAATTGCACCTACAACAGGTTGGGATTCATCTACTTACACAAAAGCTAGTTATTCTGATGCAGATATTATAAACACACCAACTTTTGAAAGATGGGAAGATTATAATACAGCGTGTAGTGATGCAGTAAATTCATGCGGTTATTATGAAGTTAGAGATTTGAACGGAAATCCTATTAACTACCCCGATGATTTGGATTGTGACGGAAATAGAATTTATCCGCTTGGAGCTATTAGACACCATAAAATGCCTGATGCAACCCTTATACCTCATTTTGATTCAAGTGGAGCGTTACCTTTACATTTAGGGTTTAACAATATTTATTTTCCTGATACAGATATAGTAGGATATAAAATTGTTGTTGGAGATAGGAGTGCAGATAAAACAGTTCTTGATAAAGGTATATTTACAACAATATTGCATCAAGAGTTTAATCAAAACCTGAATGATTTAGTTACAAATCAAAATAAAGATTTGCGCGAACATTTTATTCAATCTATGCAATTTAGCCATGATAACCAATCTCCGAAATCTTATACTTTACAAACAAGTGATAAAGACACTATAACTCCTGGTGGTTTACAATCCTTTTTATGTTTACCAGCTTGTGCAGATAATATAGCTTATGCTGTTGAAAATTCAGAGCAAGTTAGAGAATACCCCACTTTTACCGCACTAGATTTAGCTGGATTCCACAGTCCAAAAGCAAAGTACAATGGATTTGCAGATACAGGAAGTCATATTAAATTTGAAAGGGAGATTTATGATTCATTAACCCGTAAATCTGGTTGGAGTATGGAATCAAATTCCAATGATAATTTTTATGTAGTTAATAATAGAAAGAAGTTCAAAAACCGTGAAACCAAAAATATTGCTACAACAAATGTATATTACGATTTTCGTAAGACTTGGATTCCAGAAGCTTTACTTACAAATAGAAAGATAATTAATAAAGTTGATTATCAACCTGATAGCACGTTTAATGCACTCCCAGAGTTAAATGGTAGATGGTCGTTTAATAATAAAACACAACAAGAAATATCTACATTTGAACTAGAAGGCTCAAACGATGAATTAAGTGAAGCTAGACAACAAGATAAAGAGTGTACATACGGAGGTTCTGGAAAATGGGATGATAATAGATTTGCTTGGACTACACCTTCTTTATATACAAAGGCTTACAATTTTATAGCACATGAAGGAATATCTGATATAAGAACTGCTGGCGGCTGGATGTCACATAACTACGTTTCTATAAAGAACTATAAAACAGATTGTTATAGACAGCTTGAAAAAATTAAGTATATGGATTTAACAGGGATTGTTTATTCAACAGACGGAAATACCGTTCTTGAAACAGGAGATATATTTATTACTAAATTCGCTTTTCGCCAAACATTTTTTGGGTATATACCTCATTCTGGTAATTTTGGTAATTTATATTCAATTTGTACAGATTCTGACGGTTATTCCGCAGATATGTCATTTCAAAACTTTGACCCACCAGGAGTTGATTGTCATGCAATATTTGAAAGTAAGATTATAAACACTTGGTATGAATCTGAATTTGCGGATGCTAGAATGTCTGGTGAAGAAGTTTGGAATAATACGTTTTTTGAGGATAAAAATGGTCAAACAGACCCAATGGGTTATAATCCAGCTAATGCAGGTGTCAGGACACAATTATTTTTTCCTAAATATTATGGTGATAAAGGGCGTGAATTGCTTACATTGGAGTTAAATTCAAATTCATTAAGCAGATTAACAAGAGACGGGGAATGGAAACATTACCAATTATTTCCTAACTATTATAAGACTGAACCATTTTACCATATTTATAGTCCGAACTTTCGAGCTATACCTTTGCAGGACAATAGATGTAACACAGGACTATATCCTAACCGCGTAATTTGGAGTGAGAAATCTAATAATGAAGAGCGTAAAGATAGATACAGAACATTCCTTGCAAATAATTACATTGATATTGAGGGAAATGCTGCGCATATAACAGATGTATTTGAATTAAACGCCAATCTTTATTTACATACAAAAGAATCTATGTACCGCTTACCTAAAACTTCCGAAACATTAGAACTTGGAAATACATCCGCCACAATTGGAGTTGGGACTTATTTAGGTATTCCGCCACAAAGATTAGGTAACACAAACTATAATTATGCAGGTAATTCAGGAAGGTTTAACAGGTTTACAACAGATGTTGGAGTTTTATTCGCTAATCAAGAACAAGGAATGGTTTATATGTTTAACGACCAAATTAAGTCTATTTCAGACCCTATGCAACAATGGTTCTACGAAAATTTACCTAGTGATTTAAACGATTATTGGAAGTCTAATTTTAATACAAATTACCCGATTTCTGATTCAAATGCTAAATATGGCGTTGGTTTAACTTCAACATTTGATAATACAAACAACAGATGGATTCTTCATAAACGGGACTTTAAACCGCTTTTAAGAGTTTCTTTTGTTCAAGATAGTGGGGTTATTTGGTATGATAACGGAGAATTTAAAGATGAATATGGAAACCTTATTGAATTTACAAATCCTTATTATTTTGAAAACAAAAGCTGGACATTGAGTTATTCAATTGATACAGATTCGTGGCTATCTTATCATTCATATCACCCTCAATTTATGTATTGTGACGGAACTACGTTTTATAGTATGGATTCTTTGAATAAAAGAATTTGGGTTCACAATAATCAAACTACAAGAAACTTTTATGGAATATATAAACCAGCTATAATTGAATGGCAAACTTCCCATGATAAAGCAGTTACAGATAGTTTAAATTACATACTTAGAGTTCAAGAGTATGATAATGTCTTAAAACGCTGGATTGATGTAAACGGTGAATTTAATAAAGGTTTTCTTTATAATAGCTATCAGACAACAGGGATGTTTAATATAAGTCAAGAACCACTATTTTTATGGTCTGATACAAGCAAAGGTGTAAAAGTTCGGGAAAAC